CCATTGGTGTAGGTAGAATCTTTAGTTTACCGCATCCATTTGGACCATCCATCCACATATTTTCAATCATATGTGATACACGGTCAAGGTTGATTTTTAAATCATCTGGGTGATCAACTTCGCCTAGAACACTGTATCCACCTGTTACTTGTTCGTTCAGTGTTGCCACTGCACTTTCAATTTCAGTTACTGGATACACACGTTCGTTAGCGTTTTTTACACCACCCTGGATGCAGATACCTTTCATATATAAATCTTTACCATCTTGGCTTGACTCAACAACCATGTTGGCCATGCTGTAGTTAAGATTCTCTTTTAAGTATATGTTTGACATAATGTAAGGTACCTATATAATAAAGTTTAAATTAAACTTTTTTAAGATCTGGCTCAGTAGTTCCGCCTTGATCTTCTGCTTTAGGTGTTGCTGAACCTTTTTCTTCACCTTTTGACGCTTGAGGTTTTGCCTCTGCACCTTTAGCACCGGCATTAGCCGCTACTGGTGATTTAGTTTGATCAGCACCTTCTTTTGTTTCTGGTTTTGGTGCCGCTTTAAGATCTGCACCTTCTTCTAAAGCTTCTTCAGTAACTTCTTCTTCAGTTTCAACAACTTCTTCAGTTGCTTGCTCTGTTGATTCCATTTCCATTTCAGCTTCTGGTTCCATTTCAGCTTCGTCAGCTGGAGCTTCTTCTTCGCCTTCTGGTTTCATAGCGTCTTCAAATTCAGCCATTAACTCGTCTAGCTTGTCTTCTAAGTCAACAACACGATCTTCTAGTTCTTCGTGATCTTCTTCGTGATCATCCATTTCACCGTCTTCATCGTAGTCATCTTCTGAAATACCTTCTTCGTCAGCTTCAACGTCAGCAATTAAGTCTTCTGCTTGGTCGCCGCCTACTTCTTCTTCAGTTTCAATAGCTTCTTCAACTTCTTCTGTTGATTCAGCAACTTCTTCGTCTGTAGATTCTGATACTTCTTCTTCAGTTGATTCAGCAACTTCTGCTTCTTCTTCTGACATTAATTCTTCGTAGATGTCACGTGATTTTTCAACCACTACATCGTGAAATAATTCTTTTGCTTTATCTTCTTCATCATTAATGATGTATTCGATAAGTTGTTCAAATTTATTTTCCATGATATTTTTTCTCCATATATCTCTTCGTGCGTGTATTTACACACTTTTTCTTAATATAGGAGTTTTTCTAGGCAAAAAGGCGCCTTTTTGAGCCTTTTTTAGGAATTATAAGGAATTCTTATAATTGTACGTCGTTTTCTTGCGTTCCGTACTGTAGTTGAATACGCTTTGCTTTCATTGCTTGTTCATACGTTCTTACGTCATTCATAACACGTAACTTGTTTAACTGTTTTAAAGTTAACTTTGTTTTACGCAAGTCACCAATACGAGCTTTGCTTTTATCTTCGTCTGCGTCTTGATAGCCTGGTTGTTTGTTGTATAGTTCGTTAAGTATCATAATAGTATTTATATCTCTTCGTCACCTGCATCTATATCATCAGGTGCTTCTAGTTCCGCTTCTAGATCACTACCAGTGTTCATATCAGCTTCAATATCGCCTGGGCTGATACCAACTGATCTAAGATCACTGCCTGAAGCTGGTGTTGATTCTTGATTTGCTGTTTCTTCTTCCCAAAGTTCTTCATTTTGTCTTAGCTCTTCTTCAGTTAGTCCTAAGAATCTATTCATTGCAAATCGTTTACTCACATATGGTAATGATTCTAACGCTGTGAATACATTAACACGTTGAGTGTCTAACTCTGCTTGTCTGTAACTTGCAAAGTTTTGTGGTGGATTAAATTTAATATTAAACAATGATGAATCAATATTAAATCCTCTAAAACGTAAAAACATTTTAAATTCGTCATCTAGTTTTTGCACTAGTTGATTCTGCATACGCATACAGTATTGGTTAAATCTATATTCTTGTATTAGTGCTGTTCCAACACGACCATCATTCATTGCTTGTGATGATTCATCTGGTCCAGTTGGCAAGTATGAACTTGGTACTCTTAATCCTCTAGACAATTTATTGTTAAAGTATTTTAAGTCGTCAATCTCACCTAGGTTCTGTCCGCCTGGTAATGTATCAACACTAGATCCTCTACCATCTGCTGTTACTGGAAAGAAGTAATCTTCGTTTATTGATAATGGATTGTACGTAGCATCTACTACACTCTGGCCTCCGCCTTGTTGTGTAGGAATACGTCTTTGATGTATTTCATTTTTAATACGCTCAACAAAACCCATTGCCATATGACTTGGCATGTTACCTACGTCTATTTTGAAGATTCTACGCTCTGGTGCACGTTGCACACGGTATATCAATATAGCATCTTCTAACAGTTCTTTTTGCTTGTAGACCTTGTAAATGTTCTCTAATACCGAAGTACCAAACGGCCATTTAAAGTCTAATCCTTCTGACAATGATAAATGAACTACGTGCTGTGCTTCTAATGCACTTTCGTTAATTGACTGACCAAATCTACCTTGACCTGCGCCTTGTGCGTTTGGTGCTGAATATTGATTAGGTGCAGTATATCCGCCCTGTGTTGGTGGATTCATTTGTGCATCTTGTGCTGTTTTAGCCGCAACTGTTAAGTTTTCAAAGTTTGGATTAATATCTCTTACTACATACTGTTCAGGTTTTTTACCTTCAGCTTCGTTAACAATAACTCTTGACACTTTTGTCATGTCAACCCAATATAGTTCAAATGTTTCTGGATCTCTAACAAATACCTGATCACCGTATTTGATTGTGTTTCTAAACATTTTAAATGCACGTTGATCAAACTTGTTTAGTTTATTCCATTGTTGTAACTGTGTTTTAATTATTTCAACTTCGTTGTCTGTTGGCTTATCTGTAAAGTCTATTTCAAAGGCTGTACCATTTTGATCATTGGTCTGTGTTGAAAATTCTGCAATAATATCTAAACAAGCATTGACTTCTGAGTCCATATCCATTGCTTCGTATTGGTTATATCTTTCAACACGATTAGGATGTCCAGAATATACTTCTGGTAAACTTGATTGATAGTTTTTATATGAGATATCGTTACCAACACTGCCCTGTGGTTGATTTGAACCACTGATTGGACTCATTGATCCGTCAGTACGATCTGCTACTTTAAAATATTTTTTCCAGCTTGCCATTTAGTTAACCTTTTTGCTTATGGATAGTATTTATCGCTATTACAAACTTTAGCAAATAAAGTTTAGGATGTCAATGGAAATATAACCAAATTACATTAATTGAGAGCGAGTTTGCTCAGACACATATACCTGTTTGCCCATTAATCTAATTAGTTCATCTAGTTTGATATTTTGTTTTTGCATTAACTCATTGTCAGCACTTGCTAAAGTGTTAGCTTCAGACTTTACTTCATTTACTGCTGTAGCCATTGCAGGTGTTAGTGCATCTGCTGTAATGCCACCTGGTAGAGTTGATGAATTAGCACCTGCGACTCCTGTTGGACTAAGTGCTTTTGCCATTTCGTCTGTGTTAATGCTGATTGGTATTGATCTGCCGTCTGGTAACGGTACTACTGCTTCTGTGCCATGCAACATTGCTAGAGCACCGGTATTTGGAAAGTTTGCAATTCCTCCTCGAGCAAAAGAGTCTTTTACTATATCAATGGCATCCATCATATTACTATTACGAAATCTATATTGAGATTTAACCTTATTGATTGCGTACTGTTTTGATTTAGCCTCGTCTTCAGCAGTGTATTCTTTGCCCAATTTTAAAAAGTTATCTTTTCTTTGTTGTGTTACTTCAGTAATTTTTTGTGTAATTTCTTGTCTGGCTTTTTCTTGATACTCTGCTGGAGTTGTTTTGCCACTTACCTCATGAAACACTGCTTCAGCTACAGTAATCTCACCCTTTGCTATCTTAAACCCAGTGTCTACCATGTTGGTAACTTTTTTCAACCCGTCTGTTAACACAGTTACTATTTCGCCTGTGGCAGGCATCATGTCTAGAATGACTTTGTTTAGGCTCATTGCAAAGTCTTCAATGTTTTTCTGTGCTGTCGTCATATCAACAATTAGTGGGTCTGACCCGCCCATTTGTTTATTGGATTGTTCTACTAGTTCAGCATATGAAGTAAGTTCCCTTGTTGCAAACGCTAAGTTTTCAGCAAAGCCTGCTGTCATTTCGTTTGAGTCACCTAAAATTGCTGACAAACCTCTAAATCGTTCAAGGTTTGGTCCTACTGCGTCTTGCAACATTTTAGTTGCAGTTACTTGATCAATTGCTCCTGACTGTAGTTGTTTAGCAATGTCTCGTGCTCTACCACCACTCAACATCATTAACTGTCTACCTTCTTCTGTTGTAGCAGTTCCGGCAGTTAGTAAGTCTTTCATACCAGCGGCAATTCTTGGACTTGAACTACCAATTACACTAACAAAGTCTAATAATTTTTTACCTTCTTCTTCTTTCATGCCTGCAACCATAGCAGAGAATCTAGTTTCTCTCAGTGTTGCTTCTTGTTGTTTTTGTAATTCTTGTCTATTTTCACCTGTAATTTTTGATAGTAAATCTAACTCTTTAATATATGTTGTGGTTGTTCCAAGTAACTGTTCTGTTCCTCTACCTTGAGTACGACCTAGTCTAGTTTGTTGTTTCATGAATCCAGCTGTCATTTCATTAATTTCTTCAGCTGACATACCTAGTCGTCTAGCAAACATTCCCTGATCATCGGTTAGCACACTAGTTACTTCACTAAATGCAGATACTCCGTCATATGCACTACCACTCATTGCGGCTAATGCTTTGCTGTTATCTGTTACCACACGACTAAATTGTTGTAGAGTTAAACGTGAACCAAATGCTTGTTTTGAAAATTCAGTCATTCCGCCTGCGGCAATTACACCGGACTTACTGACTTCTTGGAATGTTCCTACCTGTTTACCTAGCTCACCGATTAAAAATTTACTTGCTTCTGTTGCACCTTCAACAAACTTTGCGGCACCAACTCCGACAAATGGAATTGCGCCTGCTAGTCCAGCCATAGCTGATCCAAGAGCATCTACTACAGGCAGTAAAGCATCAAAGTTTTTACTACCGTTAATAACTGATCCACCAAAGCTTTGCACACCTTTAGCTACATCTGCTACAGATTTTTTAGCAAAATTCCCAAGACTGTTTTCTGCGTCTTTGAGATTTTTAATCATTCCATCCGTGGCACCGCCCGCTTCTTGTATCTTTCTGGTAAATTCTTCTAGTGCTTGTTGTTCATCTGCCATTAATTTTAACCTGGTTTTATGTGTATATAAATATTAGTGTTACGTAACAATATTTATCGGAAAAAAACCATGGTACAAAATACAAGTTCTAACCCGTTACAAAAGTACTTTAGACAGCCTAGCATTTATGTTAAACTGCCTAGTGAGGGTAAGTACTATCCAAAAGACAGTATTGATATTCCTAGCAACGGCGAGATACCTATCTTTCCTATGACAGCTATGGACGAAATCATTACTAGAACGCCTGATGCACTTTTTAATGGATCAGCAGTAGCACAGCTATTTCAAAGTTGTGTACCAAATATCAAAGACCCGTGGGTAATACCACAGGTTGACATTGACATGTTGTTTACAGCAATTCGTATTGCTAGTTATGGACATGAAATGGAAATGACAGTGAGTTGTCCACATTGTAATGAAGCACAGGATTATGCACTTGACTTGCGAAATGTTATTGATCAGTACGGAAGTCCAGACTTCTCAAAAAAACTTATTATTGATGACCTAGAGATATTTTTTAAGCCTCTTAACTATCACGAAATCAGCGAGTCAGCACAGAAACAGTTTGAGCAACAAAAACGTATTCAGTTAACTAGTGAAGCAGAAAATGTTACAGACGAGCAGAAACTCAAAGCAATGAGTGAGGCACTAACAGAAGTAACTAAGATGACAATGAACACTATGAATGAAAGTGTACAAAGTATCAGCATTGGCGGCCAGGTAGTAGAAGATAGACAACAGATCAATGAGTTTATGCAGAATATTGATCGTAAGCTGTTTAAAAAGATACAGGATCATTTAACAAGTATTCGTGGACAAAGCGAAATGAAGCCATTACAGATTACATGTAGAGAATGTAACACAGGATTTGAACAGCCATTTACCTTGGATATGTCAAATTTTTTCGTATAAGGCTCCTGACCGCAAGCCCTGAAGAAATTGAACAGTTGGTTGATGGTATGGAAAAAGAAACAAAATCAATCAAACAAGAAAGTTTAAAATTGGCTTGGTACATGAGAGGGGGCCTGAGTTACACTGAGGCAATGCACTTATCAATGGAGGAAAGAGATATTATTTCCGACATAATCAAAGATAACATGGAGACAACAAAGAAAACCAAAATGCCTTTCTTTTAGGCTTTTGGTGTTTGATCTCTTGACAAATATTAGCATTTATGTTAATATACTAATTAGGTTCAGAGTAATATGCGTAGTTAATGAATGGTTGTAGTTATACAAACTAACATTTTTTTAATAACAGTGTATATTATAGCAGTAAACGGACCTAAATACTAGTTACTATGCAGAATTTATGTGTAGTAATAATAGCGTAGTATTACAATAATGTAGTACCAACGCTGTAATAACCGGGACAAAATCCCAGGAGGAAGTAAAATGGAAGTATTAAAAAACATTCAGAAATGGAGTTCATCTATAGCTGACGTAGCTGTATCACTAATGGCGATGTTTATCGTATTAGAACTACTTGGCGTAGGTAACATACCGTTTTTTCCAGAAGTTAACGTAATTGGTAACGTAACTGGAGTAGTTAAATCTTTAGGAGCTGAAGGCTTAGTTGGTTTAATTGCAGTGTGGGTTTTATACACAATTTGGAATAAGAAGTAAGAGAATATCCTTACACCATTTCCACAGAATAAGAAGAAGGCACCTCAAGGGGTGCTTTTTTTTGGATTCACGTTCAGTGATAACCTAACAGATAGTCAAGTCATAGTTACTGCTAATAAAACAATTAAACCATAGTTCTTTGGGCTTATTAAAGATGTCTGCGACATCTAACTTCTTCGTTAACACTCGAAGTTGTTTTTCTTTTAATCTATAAACGATAATAAACAATGCTAGTATAAACCCTTACGTGCATTATCCAGATACAGTCATAATTCACCTATCCGCAGGCAAATCATGTCCGTAGTACATTATCCGAGTACTGACGTCATACTAACTAAAAGAGATTGTAATATACTACACAGAGGCGGTCAGCCGGTACCCCTTACTCTAGATTCATCTGGCGGATGCTTGATAATCCCTAGTTAGCGAAATTATCTAAGCACGTAGGTTGCTTTTTCTCAGAGCCTACATCATTTAGCTTTTATTCTTTAGTTGTTGTTTGCCGTCCCGTTTACAAGTCTATTCTTGTAAGTTCCACACGCTGTTACGTGATTACCTCTTAGGACACAGAACACATCTGCATCATTGGCTGATTATTTGTTTAAGTCTTCTACGAGTATATTCTTTACACTGCCAATACCAAGTCTAATGTTTATAATACCATTGTAATTGTCATCACGTAGTAATACATTTTCTTTAAACTGATAATAGGCTTCCATGTAATTTGTTTCACCTCTTGCCTTACATAAGTGGATTATTTGCCTTGAGAATTTTTCTTTGCCTAAGTTTTCTATATCGCGGGTCAAACGGTCACTAGATCCCCAGTAGGTCTTCCAGTCCGTTTCAACAGTTGATCTTCTTTTATTTTTCTTGCCTTTGAGTGGTGGGCGTTTCTTTACTGTCCAGAAAAACTTCTTCCCAACATAGTCATGCCCATTAGTGGTATTTGTAATTCTATAAACGAAACCGTACATCTCACCAATGTCTTCTGTTTCAAAGACAGCATCCTGATACATCCATGGATTTTCGTATGACAATATAGTTCCTTTATTAGAATTGTGTAGCATAATACATTTAGTCAGGTATGCTACCCCCTGGAAAATTTTATACCGATTCTACGTCTGTACCGTATGTAGTAAAGCCGTTTTCTTTTGTAACAGTCATAATGTTATTGACACGTCCTGATAATTCATCTTTGTGTGACACTAACCAAATTGACTTGTTTTGCTCACGACTCATTTTCTTAAGAATTGCAAGGGCACTTTCTACACCACTGGCGTCCATGCCCGAATCAATCAATTCATCAATGAATAGTAAATTAATAGGGTCGTAGAGACTTTCATAAACATCTCGGAAACTCCATGACAGCGAAAGTATCAATCTGTTACGCTCGCCTCTACTTAAATTGTCAAAATCTAACTCACGACCAAGTTCTGTAATCTCTACTGATAGATCGTTAAGGAAGGTGACTGTATGTGGCAGTCCGATCTTATCAAGATAATAACTTAGTCGTGCGTTAAGATAACTTAGATTTTGATCAATTATTCGTTTTCTAATAAATGAATCTTTATTAGTTAATAGTTTTTGTAAGAACTCTTGATGTTCTCGTAATTTAGTAAGTTCGTTAATTGTTTCGTAGCTAGGCTCTTGCGTTGAACTTTCTTCCATTTCTTTAATTTGCTCAACATAAGGATCAGCTTCGTCTTGTTTTGAATTTAACTGTGCTTCTAGCGTAGTAATTGAATTCTTATGTTCAAAAGCATCTGACTCGTTTGTGTAAAATACTTCTGGAGCAAAGCCAACGTCACCTAGTTCATTTAATGCGTCTGTAAGCTGTTGTAAGGTCTCTGTGTGCTTTGTAATATCATCTTGCACTCTAACTAAAGTATCTTGTTTATCCTTTAACTGTTCCTCATGCTTTTCGTCATGTATTTCTTGTCCACAGCTATGACACTTATGTTCTTTAAGTAACACAATGTCTTGTTCTAGTTTGTCAACATTACCTTGCTCTTTAGCAATATCACGATTAGCACGATTGACAGCATCAGTAAGATCATCATGATCTTTTTTGTTTTGATTGTGTATAGCAAGTTGTTTGTGACTATCAAGTTCTTTATCGATATCAATTTTTTCTAAGTTTGTAATTGCTATTGTAAAGCTATCTACGTCTTCTTTCTTTTTATTAGCCCACATTGTTTGTCTACGTTTGAGACTTTCTACTTGTTCTTTCATTTTTTCATTGGCATCACGTTCAGCATCAATTCTTATTTCTTCTTCTTTAATCTTATCTTTAGTTTCTTTAAGGCGTTCTTTAAGATTGTTTGCTTTTTCACTTAGCATTGTAATACCAAGCAACTGCTCAATAATATCTTTTTGATCGTTGGCACGTAAGTTTAAAAATGGATCAGTATAAGTGTTTAATGCAACTAAATGCTTAAACATTTCATGACTCATACCAAGCATTGATTCAATATATTTTTGTGTTTCTCTACTATCACCTTGTGCCATGTCAGTGATATCTTGCTCTTCGTCACCTACATAAAAACGCATTACATTCTTTTTACGTCCACGTTCTATTTTATGTGTTACACCGTTATGCTCAAACTCTAAACTAACTAGCATGCCTTTTGAATTAGTTTTGTTAATCAAGTTATCACGTTTGATATTTGTTAATGCTTGACCATACAGTGCATATGAAAGGGCGTTAATGATAGTGGTTTTACCTGTACCATTCCTAGCACCACTATCATCGCCTCCAAGGTCAATGTTAACACCAAGTACTAGTGTTAAATCATTTCGGTCAAAGTTAACTGCTTGTGTGGCATTACCCACACTCATAAAGTTTTTAACTGTAAGTGTTTTTAATTTAAACATATTTTAGTAAGTACTTTCCAAAATCCTCATGAGCCTGTTTACCGGGATGTCCATTGAGACCAAACTGTTTAGCATCTTTAGGAGTGTGTCCTAATTCTAAAGCAAAGTCAGCAAAAGAAAAATCCCATGGATCTATAATATTAGTGTTTAGTTTAACATAGTCTAACAAACTTGCCAAGAAAGGACTTTGCCGATCTACATCAGGATGCCCAGGAAAGCGTTCACAATTAGAAAATATTAAAATATTAATGTTGTTGTTAACGGCAAAACTATGTAACATTATTAAATCAGATATTAAATCAGTTATAGCACCTTCTTTGCTGTAATGAATTAACCAATGCTTGTAGTAATCTTTTACTTCGTCGTCTGCATATTCATGTACATTAGGATTAATTGTTTTATTAATTCCTTTACTCCAATCTAAATCTATTATTTTTTGGTTGCTAATGCTATGAAAGTCACCATCATTGTCAACAGCAGATAAGTGAGGTTGCCATAGTTCAGTTCGACTAAGAAACGTTAATCCAATCAATGCTGTTATTTTTTTGTTAGTTTTTGTAAGTTCAATTAATGAACGCAAACTACTTCGTATTATTCTTCGATTACAACTTCCGTTACGGCCATTGTTGTGTAGTTCAGCAGATAATGATTCGGCAACTACTTCTGGATAAATTTTGTGTCCTTGCCCACTAGCACCAAAACTACATGAGTTAGAATATAAGATCATAAATCTCTGTAAATTTCTAATAACATATTAGGATCATAGTGATCTGATTCAATTGAAGTTAACTGATTTGTTACAATAGTGTCAACCGATTCAAACTTTAATTCTCCAGGTTCTGCAACCGAATCCATAATATCTTTTTTAACAGGAATAAGTGTAAGTTCTCTTAATTTGTATTTGCCTACAAATTCTTCTCTGATAAAACTAGCTTCTTCATATGATATATCAATATTTAAATTGACACGAATGTGCATTTTTTCTAATAACAGTTCATCTGGTTTAGCCAACATTTCATCTAAGTTATATACTCTATATCTAGGTTGATCTGGCCATGAATGGAATGTAGGACTTTCTCCCCATTCTAATATAGTCATACCTCTGTCATCATCACCTGCGTCTGCATAGTTGTGAGGAAAGCAATTACCAGTATAGATAATATTATTATGACTTTGTCTTTTATGAAAGTGCCCTGTATAAACTGACTCTAAGCCTTGGAAGTCTTCTCTCTGTACTTCGCCAGTGTCTGGCATTTGTACCATTGCATTCATAAAGAAGTGAGGAAGTTCTAAATGTCCAAACGCATAGCGTCCTTCCATTTTTTTAATCTTTTTAGCTTCGTCGCCTACTAGCCAAGGTATAAACTGTACATCACCTTCTGAATGAAAGTCATTCATGATGTGTACATTTTTGATATGTTTAGCCCATGATGCAGATTGAATATCACGCTTGTCTCTGTAGTATAAGTCGTGATTACCAGGAATAAAAAACACTCTGTCAAATGCTTCGCCTAGTAACTCAATTGCTTGTAAGCTATAGTTTAAAGTAACAATGTTAATTGCGGCACGGTTATTGTGCCAATCACCCATCATGATACAGGTATCGCAATTCTCTTGTTTTGCTTTAGTAATAAACCATTTGACAAAATTCAAACAGTCTTCGTTGTGTGTTGTTGAGTTAGACTTTAATCCAAAATGTATATCTGTAAGGATTGCGGCCTTTTTAAATAAATTACTCATACCTTCCTTTATGAATAAAAAAATATACTTAAAGTATACAGACCTAAATTTACTTTGTCGACTCTTTTGGCTTAGTAGTTGTTACTTTAGCTTGTCCATTTGGATCTGCTTTATCTGGACCACTGTTTTGTCTAGTCCAACTTGGATTCAATCCATTCATTTCTAAAATGTCATCTCTGATACTTTGGTTTTTCTTTTCAATATTAAGTACACGAGTAAACGAATTAGTAATGGCCGCTGTGTAGTAAGCAAACGGATTATCTGATTTTGATTCATCAAACTGTAGACCAATTTGACTTAGTTGCAATAACGCCTGTCCACGCATTTCTTCATTGTATGTATAACCACGCCAGTTTGATCTAGTAGCATAACGCTCACATAGTTTAATAAACATGTTAGCTAGTTTCATAGTCATTTCACCGTGATCTTTTGAAAACTTACCTGTTTCTAAATCACCTTTCCAATGACTTTTGCCTACTAGCACAGGATTTCCTTCTTCATCAACTTTGTAGTGTTTGAATGGAGGAAAATTACATTTAGTATGCACCTGGTCAGTGATACCATAATCTTCTTGTTCTCTGGCTTCTTCAATGTCGTCAAACATATCTTCTATCTTGGCACGTTTTTTTAACTGTGCTTTAGTTGGCTTTTTATCAACCATTGGGATATGTTCCCAAGTCATAACACGAAATACTAATTCTTGATCACTAACATCTTTAGGTTCTAAAATAACTCCGTCAATTTTTTTAGCACGAGTAATTTTATTTGTTCTAGCTTCTTTGATACGTGTCTTGTTAATCTTTTTAACGTCATCTACAATAATATCAAAATCTGAATCTGTTTCTTTGTTAAGATATTTGCAATATGTTTTCTTACTTTTGTGTATTTCTGCAAGAATGTCTCGGTTGTTAAGATAGTTGACTCTACGTCCACCTCTCATAATTTTTTGTTCAGCCACTGCACAATTCTCCTTATTAGTTACTATTAATTATACAGCCAAACAGGCCCCTGTCAACCTTTTTTGGTTTATCTATTATATTGGGGGTTAATTATTTAAATAAATAGTATGTATAACAGAGGAAATAGAATGGCTCAAGATCCAATAAATGAAAAGAAAGTAAACACTGCACCTGTTGCTCCAAACTTTACTGGAGTTGCTACAGGTAGTCAAGTGCCAGGCGAACGTGCTATTACGGCACCTGCACCACAGCCAGACTTTACTGGAGTTGCTACAGGCAGTCAAGTACCAGGTAGTCGTGCTATTACGGCACCTGCACCACAGCCAGACTTTACTGGAGTTGGTACAGGCAGTCAGGTTCCGGGTGACCGTGCAATATCACCAAGTGACCAGATAGGCCCAAACTTTAGTACTCCTACTGGAACAGGCCCAGATCAAGCCGGAACTAATCAACAAATTAAACAATTAGGATCAGTAACTGATACTGTAAATGTTTCTGCTAGCAATAAAGCATTTTCTGAAGATTGGCGATTTAAAGTTGGGCTGATGCCTGGCAGTGATGTATTATATAAAGACGGCGATGAGTACAGTATACTTGCTCCGTTAATAAAAACAGATGGAGTAATATTTCCATATACACCAAATGTGTTAGTTAACTATCGTGCAAACTATGATAAAACAACACCAAAAAATTCTAATTATCCTACTTACTTTTATCAAAGCAGTGAGATAAGTGACGTACAAATTAATGCTACATTTACAGCACAGTCAACAGAAGAAGCAGATTATCTAATGGCAGTCATACACTTTTT